ATTTTAGCGTTCAAGCCCTTCCCAAAACCCCCGCGAGGAAATCGCACCCCGCGAGGGCCGAGTTAGGACTGGAACAAAAGTTAGTTAGCTTGTTTCTCCTTGTATATGCGCACCCGTCTCTCGTGGATCTTGCGCCCTAGCTCAATGATCCGGTTGCCACGTTCCTCGGTTATATCGTACTAGGAGGCAAACCTTTCGCGGGTCAGGAAATTATTGCGCCAATCAAGATAAAGGTTTTGCAGTTTCTCGTATGCGCTCATCCTTCGTCCCTCCCGTCTACGTTGGCGAGTAGCTCGCGCAACTGGGCAAGCATATTGCAGTTTGTTAATCCGTCATGCGTTGCGCTCAAGTCACCACTTGCAAGCATTCTTTCTAAGAATTTGCATTGCTCGTACATTGCCGGAGCTTGCGCAATCAGTCGCGCGTTTGCTTGCGTGTTTCGTGATTGCAATTTTATGGAAGCGATAAACTTGCCATCCGCGCTAATCGTAAAAGGGTCTTCGCCCCCCTCATAATTCCCTCCTTGCGGGCATTCTCTAATTGTCCATTCTCCTTGCGTAAAGCTCGCGGGTTTCTCAATCGTTGTGTCCTTGCTCATATTTCTAATCCTTTCTCTATTTGTTTAGTTTAGTTATCGGTTCTCCTATTCATCAGTTATCAATGATAGGAACTGCAATATTGCGGCTTGCCATCCCATTTTCTAAGAGATCCGCGCAAAGGTGAACAAACGTAACCATCCGGTTGTACGGTCTTGCGAAACTCAACGCCCTTAAACTCGTTTCTCCTTGGTTGCGTGTACCCATAAGAACAGTTTCCCGCATCGCTTGAATTTTCACGAATCGGACGCAACCATATTGATTTGCCCTTTACTTTGGTTACTTGAAACCAGTCAACGTTAGTTTGATCATATCCCCACGAATCAAAAAGCACGTCTCCAACCTCGAAATACTCCTTTGCGTCCGGAGACTTGCGGCTTTTCTTGGCGCAATTCTCTTTTAAAAATTCAACCTTTTCATTCACGAATTCGATTCTTCTTTCAATGGTTTTAAAACGATAATAAAACCAAGGCTTCAAAGCGCTCCCTTTGAATCCCATCGCAACGCAATGAGTTGAAAATGCCTGAGTCATTACGATTAAATCGCAATCCTTGCGCTTCTCATATTCCCAGCCTTGATCAATCAGGTATGCAATTTTTGCGTCCCTTGCTTCGATTCTTCCTTGTTTTGTATTTGTGTTATTCATGTGAAGTCCTTTCTCTATTTAGTTGTTAGCGTTTTAAAGCTAAGGTTAATTGCCTTGCGCGTTTCTCGTTACTCTTTACGCGGATCGTTCCACGATCTCCGGTACGCGCTTTCCTAATCTCTCTTTCTCCTTTCTCAATCATGCGAGTAAGCTCGCTCATTGCGTCCGGTACGATCTCGTCAAATTTGCGCATGCTCATCGCTCGGTTTCTCCTTTCGTCTCTTTTTCAAGCTTAATAATGAGCGCATTGGTTTCTTTCTTTTCTTTCAGCATCCAAAGCTCATGTTTTTCATCCCCTTCATTGCGCGCCCACAACAACTCTTTTTCTATGTCACGCAAAGTTTCATTTGCTTGTTTCCATTGATCAATATTGCTCATCGCTCGGTTTCTCCTTTCGCTTTCAAAAAGGCTTCTTGAAACTCGCCATGCGTTATTTCATGGCAAACGCTTTCGGCATCCTGGTCTTTCATGTCCAGAACTGCGTTTGCAAGCGCTATCAGTTCTTCAACTATTGCCGGATATTGCAAAGGACGTTTCAAGCGACCTTTTCGGGTCTTTGGCACTTGGTTGTATTCGCTCGCGCAAATAGTTTGAACGCGCGCTTGTATTTGTTTGTAAACTTGGTCTTGTATGCTCATCGCTCGCTTTCTCATTTCGTGATTCGAAGCCTTAACTTTATAGCAAGTTCCCTGGTGAGTAAGCCTTGCGCTTCCAATTCTGCGATTTGTTCAAGTGTAACGGTATTCATCAGTCCTTAGTCCTTTCTGTTTAGTATTATGTCCTTATGCAAAAGCCAAAGGGCAATAAGCATAGGTAAAAGCAAAAGTATGTCGTAGCTCATAGCTGTTAACTTTCCAAGCGCTTAGCAAGACGTAACACAAGCGAGCAAGCTTGATGCAATGCCCTTGCCTGACAATCAAGCCAAGTCTCGGATGCGTTAGGGTTGCGCTCGCCGTTGCGCGTTTTCTTCAGTTCGGACGGTGTGCAAAGCGTTTCGGCAATGTCTCTGTCATAAATCCACGAGCATCCGCCGTAACTGTAAGCGCTCCAATCGTCCGCGCCATTAAGTAGAGTCTTGCTTGAGATTGGTTCGTCTTCCACGTTGTCGAGCAAGTCAACGGCGTAGGATTTGACACCACGTTGCCAAGCTGAACGGGCAGGTGATTTTTCGATAAGTTTAATAAGTTCTTTCATATTCATTTTGCAATATGGTTTCATGTTTTAAGAGAGCGCAAGCCCCACCTTTACCGCGTCCCCGCACTCACTATATTTGACAAGTACGGCGGAAAAGAAAGAATCATTGTGATAGCCATCCCAAGCATTAACGAAAGAATGAGCGCCATTTCCGCGAGCTGATAAAAATTCACCTAGGTCGTAAACTTGTCCGCGATAGCGAAAGAAGGTTGACTCCTGAACGTCGTCATAGTCGTCCGCGTGCTCTTTTTGTTCCGCGCTTGTCAATTCATGCCAGTAAAGGATAAAGCGGTAGTGATGATTTGTTATGATTTCCATTTTGTTCTGGTCTCCTTTGTTTAGTTGTCGCGTAAGTTTACAAAATTAGGAATGTTCCTCAAGGCTAATGCATAGCCTTGATCTGTTAGCCTGAAGCGCTTTGCTACACCATTGCTATCGATTTTGTCAGCTACTATCAGCCTTAGATTTAAAGCTACTTGCAAGGCTCTCGTTGTGGCTTCCCCTTTTCTAACTAAGCCTTTATTAAAAGCGAAGTTTAGAATATCTTTTATTGGCGTTTTCATTTTAGTTTTTCCTTTGTTTAGTTGTTTTGAGTAATTCCTCTTGGCGGAATCAATTAATAGGTTTTCGTGTCGACATGTCAAGACTTATTTTTGGAAACCTTGCGAAAATCAAAAGCCTACGAAAAACCAAGGCAAATCAAGCTCGCGAAACCTTGCCACGAAAACCTTGCGAAAAGCTACCGGAAGGCATGACCAGAGCATGACCAGGGAACACAAGGAAGGGAACAAACGCAAAGAAGCAACCAAGCAAGGCCAAGCAAAGTCAAACAAACCTTAATGCAACTTACTTGCAATAATGCATTTCGAGGAGGAGTCATGAAAAAAGAATATGTGCGCAAGAACTTGAAAAGCTTAAATGCACCAAGTAAGCAGATCTGCAAATATTCGCAAAGCTTGCCAAGCAAATTCCCGCCAGTTCGCAAACCCGGCAAGCGTGGCCCGCAAACCTAAGCGACTTAGCGCAAGACAATTAGTCTGCTGATCGCTCTAAACAGACGCGCATAAAGGACTCTAGACCGCGCGCCCGGGGGGGCGGGGGTGCGTGCGTGCCCGCGCGTTCTTTCTATATTATCATCACCCCCCCTACTATTTTTTTCGCACTATCGCTCCTTGCGCCTTCGCACTATCGCCCCTTTTGTGGGCGTGGGCATTCGTAGTTGATGCTTGTTCGCTATTTGTCGCTATCTTGCATGGAGGGTTTCCATATCTTGTACCCTGCGTGTTGTACGATTTCTTTGCATAGGTCTATGAATTCCTCGTCCGTTAGGTGACCCTTTGCCTGGTTTGCATCCGTGCATAGTAGTTGTAAGTTGTTTATGGTATTGTCTCCACCCCGGGCTATGGGGACTATATGGTCGTATTGGTAGTCCTCCGGGTTGTTCCATTGTAATGGTCTTCCGGTTAGCGCGCATTGGAAATGATCTCCGTACTTTGCGTGTACGTCCTTGTAATTGAAAGTCATTGTCTTTTGGAACTGGTGAGCTTTTTGTGATATTGCCTTTGTTGTTTGTCTATGGGTCTTGTGCTGATACCAGGGTATTTTGTTTGGTGATGGGGTTCTTGGATTTCTGAAGTGCCATACTCTTTTTACGTGTAGGAGTGTTGGAGCTTCCTCTCTTTGTTTTGCTTCTCTGTCTCTGACCTTTTTCTTTCCTCCCGGGGACAGATGGTATGAGATTGTGGATTTCGAGCAGTTTAGGAGGTTTTGTATTTTGTCGTATGAATACCCTTGCTCACGCAGGGCGATTATTCTTGGCCCGAGAGAGGGCTTGGGCATTAGTCGTTTGGTTCTACGTCCACGACTTTTTGTTCGGATGCTTCGGTTGGTTGTTCCTTTACTGTCTTTGAAGCTCCCTTTAGTATCTGAGCTACTTTGTCCGGTGACATATCCGATGCGCCTAGGGTGACGTTTGCGGATGCTGTGATGTTTGAGGGTCTGCCTGATACGGTTAGGAACTTGTCCATGAGTACGGAAACTGCATATGCCAGGCTTTGTGGAGGTATGTCATCTAGTTTTGAGTGCAGAGTGTTTAGGGAGTCGGCCACCATGTTCGAGAGTTTTGAGTTCACTTGATTGAGGAACTCCTGTTCCGTCATGTCGAGGCGGTATCTTAGAAAGTTAGCTACTGCGTTCCTTATCTCCGGATCTGCCTTTGCTATCTCTCTGGCTTCTGCCTCTGCATTTGATTGTTTTGATGCGATCTTGGCAGCTGATTTGATTATGTTGTTCTTTGTCATATCGTCACAAAACCCTCTTACTGAGTTTGGTTTTTTTCGTCTTCTGTATATGCGGGGCATCTTTTTTTGTTAATTGTCATATTTTTATTGACTATGCAATTAAAAAGCGTAGGGATGCATGCGGATGAAGATTGAAGTGGCTAGTGAGATTTTGGAGAAGAGCGGGATAAGCAGGGATGAATTTGCGAGTATGGTTGGCGTGAAGAGTACTTCCATGCGCATGACTTTTTACAACGGACGGTTTAGTAAGAAAGCGGTTGCCCGTCTTGAATTGCTTGCCGAAGACTTGGGTATGGACTTGGAAGGTGGCAAGGAGGAAGCTCGGGACGTTAAGGAAGGGATGATCCGGCAGAGTGTTGGCGAACCGAGGGAACGCATGGGAGTTGTCTATTCATTGCCTAGAAATCCGTATTTGCGACTTGTTGAGTTTGAGGATGGTACGCATGGGAAGTTCCGGGCTAAGGAGGGAAGATTCGGATTGGGTAGTCGTGTCAGGTTGAAGAAGGGCGAGGGTGGACTTTGGGAGTTATGCGGTGAGTATGACAGGAAGGATCGGTTGGTATGAGTGATGACGAGGTGGAGATCAGGGACTTGGTATCCGTATTATTGGGACTTATGCCTGCAAGTGAGCGCAAGATCGTGAGTATGTATTATTTGGAAGGGTACAAGTGTAGGGAGATAGGCGAGCGTTTTGGAGTGGGTGCGGGGCGGATTAGTCTGATTGTACGAGATATCATTCGCGAATGCGGGCATTTGGTCACTCAGTTGGACAAGAAGAGGAAGGTATTTTTTCAACCTTTGATTTCCAAGAAGTCCATATTGTTTGATCATACTGCGTATTCGAAGAAAAAATTATTGGATCGAAGAAAGAAGGTGAAGGAGAAGCAAGACATGGAAGAAGCATGGGCATACGAGAACTTTCAAGATCATTGGAAGTGGAGCATAGAGAAGGGTCGATACGTTCACCCTGCCATACGCAGAGCGTATAATCGATTGATGGAGGAATCCAAATGTGGATAATCCCCAAAACGTTATCAGCTTTTGTACCGGATACGGAGGGCTTGAACTTGGAATTGGACGAGCGGGCGTGGATGTTAGAATCGTCTGCAATGTGGAGATCGAAGCCTTCGTCCAAGCAAACCTGGTTGCGAAGATTGAAGAAGGGCGGATGGCTGACGCACCTATCTGGAGCGATCTTAAAACCTTCCCTGCATCAATCTTTCGAGGAAAAGTTTCTGGCATCATTGGGGGCTACCCCTGTCAGCCGTTCAGTTCAGCGGGGAAGCGAAAAGGGGAAGAAGACCCAAGGCACTTGTGGCCATATATCCGAAAGCACGTCAGGGCAGTTAGACCTCTTTGGTGCTTTTTCGAGAACGTCCAAGGTCACGCCACGATGGGGCTATGGCGAGTCCTGTCCGATTTGGAAGAAGAAGGTTACGAAACGACGTGGGGTATATTCAGCGCGGAAGAAGTCGGCGCTCCTCACCAAAGGAAACGAGTGTTCATCCTTGGGAGGCTTTCCGACTCCTACTTCGAGGGATTGGAAGGGAGCGTATTCGGAGGAATCGCAGAAGAAGAAACCGAGAAACCTGTTACCCGATGCGGTAAAGAGGGAGACAAACTTTCCGACTCCGCGAGCTTCGGATTCGGTGGGACACTCCCAATCGAAGATCGAGAGGGTGAAGGACGGAACGATGCCTGCGGGGAAGGCGCAACTGAGGGAATGGGTGCAACCGAACTGGGCAACCCCGCAAGCGAGCGACCACGTGGAGGGAGCGAGAACTGCGAAGGACAGCAATCAGAAGTGCTTGGGGAGAGACTTGAATCAGATGGAGAATTGGCAGACTCCGAACGAGGGAGATGCGGCACGCACGGGATCGAAGGAAGCGTGGAAGGAGTACAAGGAGCAGAATCGCACGACTCAATGTCGATTGCGAAATCAGATACAAGCGGAGGAAGTAAAGGAGAATTGGCCAACCCCGCGAGCGGGCAACCCGGGGAGTCGCAAGCCCGGAACGGGAGGAAAGATACTGGCGGAGGAAGCGAAAAGACACGTTGGCCCGCCCGACCCGGAGAAGAGCAATACGAGTGGGAAGAACCACGGGTCGTGGCCGACTCCCGATTGCTCGGACAGAAGGAGCAAAAACAGCAAGCAACAGGGGTTGAGCAACATAGCGACAGAGAACAAATCAAAAGCGAAGCTCAATCCGAATTGGGTGGAGCAATTGATGGGACTAAAAGTGGGGTGGACGCAACTGCCAACCGAGTGGATCGACTCCGATTGCTCGGGAACGGAGTAGTGCCGCAAACTGCGGAATTGGCATGGAGAACTTTATGGAAGGAATTGAATGAGAGAGAAAGGAACTGAACTATGAGCGTAGACAGATGGTGGTTGCTCGAACCCGATGATGATGATCAATGCGATGATATGTGGGGAGTGGGAGAGGATGACGATGAGGACGAAGACGAAGAGGAGGAGAGTGAGGAAGCGTGAACGTATGCTCACCCTGCCAGAAGTCCAAGAAGCGGAGAAGCGCTTTTGGAGCAATACGCAAGTCATCCGGTTCGAGGTCGGGAGCGATGGAGCGAAGCGCCCCGTGCGTTCAAAGGTTCAGCGAGTAGTGCCTAGGAATGATTATTTGGATTTTAGAAAGGCGAAAAAGAAGTGAGTGTGGCGGGCAGACAATTGATTCATGAAGTGAAATTATTGCTTAGACGTTGGGAATTGGAATCCGATCTTTTGCAGGAGGAAATGATTGCGTGCCTCAAGGATGGGGTAAACGAGTATTACCAGGAGGATGTTGTGGATTTTGATAGTGAGATAGATTTGGGGGAGGACGAATGATGAACCTTTACAAACCGACCAAGAAGATAGGCACTTGGCCACAGATGGTGGTTCGTCTGACCAAGGAGCGTGACGAACTGGTTGCGAGGAACAAGAAGCTCGAAGAGGAGAACTTGGGACTCAAGCGCAGATGTTCCGACTTGTGGAAGGAAGTGACTGAGGAACGGGCGAAGAATGATTCGTGAAATGTCCCAAGGGATGGAATCCGACCTTTTGGCGCAAATACGGAAGAGCGATACCCGAATCAGTTGTCGAA